GCATCGCTGTGCCGTCACAAACCGCGCTATCGCTTGGCACGGTCGCGCAGCCACTTATCAACATCAGCGCCATGAGTAGGGATATTCGCATCATCCATTTCCTTCCTTGTCTCAATGTATGTCTTTGCGGCGCGCTTTTCCGCCTTGTCAGTCGCATCCTTGCGCCCGCGCAGGTAAGCGCCTATGAAAGCAGCAACAGCGACACCAGCGGCGAGGATATAGGGCCAGACGCCGCCTAGCAGCACGCTGATCATTTTACGGCCTTCCGGTTGCGCCACTTGTCAAACGCAAGCCATGCTTCAGACAGCAGAAGGGCGGTCACCGCGACGATATCCGCGTTTTCGTAAAACACAGCGGCGGTGCCTTCGGTGGCAATCCCTGCCGATACAGCGGCAAGCGCGCCGAGGCGGAGGACCGTGCGGGCGATAAGTGCGTAATTCATTTGCGTCTCCCAAAGATTGCAGTGATGAATTGCGCCCAGAAGCTAGGCGTCGGGGCAGGTGTTGCAGGGGTATTGACGCTACCCCCCTTGGGAAGGGCCATAGGGAGTGGCGCAGGTGATAATGCATCCCACCCTGCATCGAACAGCGCGCCCGCAAACATTTCGTGCGATGCTGCAACTTCTTTGTCCGAGCCGTCCTTGCCGTTCACGATCCGGCGCGGGTTAATCTCCGGCGGGTTGTGTATCGCGCGAGGGAAAACATAGTCTGACAGTTTGCGTCCGGTAAATTTGCCGTAGCGCATACCTTCCACGGCAATGCGGGCCGACACGTCCAGCTTGAGCGCGTCCGAGTAGTTCACGATACCAAACTTGGAATAGTTGTAATCGTGTGTCGCTTGAATTTGCCCGCGACCAAAAGCCCCGCCGCGCCAGTAAGGGGTTTTGACCCACTTGAGCTGACCCTTGGCAAACGCCCTATCCAGCCTGCCAATGACTGTAGCGTCACTCGGATTTTTGTTCTTGTGCCACGGCATGACAGTCTCTTTGATAGGCGCCATACCCCCGCCAGTCTCGCGCCGAACCTGTGCCAGCACGTTGGCCATGTGGTGCAGGTCCAAGGCACTACCCGCGTCCAGCAGCGCCTCGATCCCCGCCACGGTTTCGCTCGCCAGCGGCCCCATAGGCCCACGAATGGCGTTAAAGAATTTTGCTCTATTCATGTAAACCACCCTACAATTATATCTTTGAAGAATACGACGCCCCCCCATGCAATCGCGCCCAGCACGCCTAGCAGCATAAGCCCTCCGGTTATTCGAGCACGCACTGACGTGACCAGATCCGTTACCGGCTCGATATTATCCAGCCGCCGCAGAACATCAGCTTGCCCGTGCCGAATGTCACTGAGCTCTACGCTTGTGGCACGCCGCGCCCGTTCGGTTTCAGCCTGCGCAACTTTCCGCTCTTGCCGGTCCTCCTCCGCGCGACCATTCATGTGCTCAACCATGGCTGCAATTGCGGCAACTTGTTCTGCAATAGTTCTCGGCATTTAGCAAATTCCTTTGGCGGCGTTGAGGGTGCTGCGCGCCTCTAATCGGATGGACCAAGCAACACCCGCCATAGCGTCGCCAATTATGGCCCAGAACTCTTTAATAACTTCCACGCCTTACTCTGTTACCCATGTTCGCATGTCAAAAAAGGTGGTTAGCCCAGTGGTCAAAGGCGTCCAATACAGCCGGAAAATTAAAAGGTTTTCTCCCGTCCCAATAACCAGCGGGCTGTTTAAACTTCCAATAGCGCCTTCAGTGTAAACCTTCCCCCCGCGCCAAGAGCTTTCATAGCGCCCCAAGCTGGTGCGAGGGCGTTTATAAAACCGAAGATTAGCTATCCCCCTGCGATCAGTGGCTTCTGCAGGAATGACCAGACTCGCCAAAAGCAAAGCTCCGGAAGACCCCTGACCGTGCAAAGAAAGTGTGCCGCCTTGGTTCGCGCTACAGGTTATACCAATGCTTACTTCAAGTTCACAAGTAGGGCTAGATAAGAAAAACGCGGGAAGCCTGAATGGGGTGAACCCATCACCGGCTACTGCCGCTAGATGGGTTAGGCTAGTCGTTCCGCTAAGGTCATAGACAGCAGGGGTGTCCTCTTCCAGCCCGCATATTTTGTGCAATGTTTTTTGTGAGTACCTCGCGACACGTGGGTTAACCGACCCAGCCAGCATAACAAGATTTCCAGATGCCGGAGTTGTCGTTGGCCACAAGTCAGGATTGCCCGCATCGTTATCCCCCGTCCAAAGGCTGTTACCATTTGAATTTATTGGAGCGACCGTAAGTGTTCTAAAATCGTTCGCTTGTGTGCGCACCCGTGACAGCCATTCAGTCGTGATTGCGTGATTAGTGATGTTTGTGAAGGTGCAGCCCTGAACGTACATAGTTGACGACCGCCCGACGGTTGCGCCCCTATCTACCGCGTTAAACGTGACGCCCTGACCAGACAGGCCCCCGATGTTTATAGAGCAGTTGTACTGTGCGCCAATTCCCCACACACTTGCGTTTTCAATGCGGCCATATGTCTGTCGAACGTATCCGGTCCGATACCAAAAGGCGATGGGGCATTGGTCTGTGTGCAGGTTTGTTGCAGACACATCTATGCCGTTCCACAATACCACTGCGCCGCTAGACCAGTTTGTGAATTTGATATTTTGGATGTCGAGATATTTGCTTGCGGTTCGATAAACACTATCACCTCGGATGGCGTATGCCCCGCCTCCCGCTACGCCGTCCCAGATCGAAGTAGGGACGCTCGTGTAGTCTGAGGCGCTACCGATCAGCCCCGTTGCATCCCTGCCCCATATACGCAAAGGGTTGGTAAACGCTGGCAGGTGCTCAAACAGAATCCCAGCATCTCCAAGCGTGGCCGATGGCAACTGTATACGCCAGATGCCGCCCGCCGCCTTCTCGCCAATCTCTTGCAAAATATCAAACGCACGCCTGATCGTAGTTGGCTGGTTGGCGGTTAGGCCGTCTTTAGCTGTTGTTGCCCCGTTTGCTGCGTTGTCGATGTAGATGACGTTTTCTTGGTCAAGTGTGGGCTTTGAGTGCCAAACATCAGAGCCACGAGCGATAAACCAGCCGCCAACTGTCTGCACATCCCACAGGTTCGGCACGTTTCCCGAGGCCAAGTATTGACCACCGCCGCGCAAGGACCGGCCTGCAATAAAGCAGTAAGCCACAGATCCCACAAGCGCTGCTTGCATGTCTGTCGTGCCGGGGGTTGTGTTCGCTGCCCAGTGATCGGGGTACACGTCACCGTCAGGCGACCATCTTTGCCCGTCTGCTGTGGTTAGCGCCGTGCTTGACGCGTCGCGCTTGTACGCTAGCAACCCGACACCGCTACGAACAAACAGAATATCCTGAGCATCTGGCACATTCAGCAGCAGCGCCTCGGCCCGCGTTGGTGCGTATGTTGCCCCGTCACTGGACGGCGTAATGTCTACAGTCCAAGTGACAATCCCTGCGCCCGTTGAGGCTGCAACTGTGTAAGTGTCCCGCTCTGCGAAAAACTGCGCAAACGCCGTAGTTGCGTTAGCGTTAAACGGGTTTGTGATTGCGGTGCGCGATGCATCAGAAAATAGAGTTGCAAGCGCATTGTCTGACGTGCGCCGAACCTCAACTTCAGCGCCCGGCACAATTTCACCGGATGAATTTACGATTGTCGCGTTGAATGAACCAGGTGCCATGTCTTAAACTCCGATGAATGTATCTTGAATGACAAACGCGCCTGCGGCAACCGTTTGAAACTCTGCGCTGGCGTTAGTTATCCGGCACTCGTAATAGTAGCTTTTGCGGGCGATGTCGGTTTCTGTGTCAGTGACAAGAAAAAAACCTTGGCTATTCGTTGCAAGCGTGATCGCGCCGCTAGTCATCGTCTTGGTAAATACGGCTGGCCCACCGACTGACCGCGCTAGAACAAACGTGATTTCGTTTGACCCTGATACGTCAATCGGATCGCCCGCGTTATCCACGAAGTTAATGGTGATTTTGCCATCATTCTTTCGTGGCCAGTCAATGCGGCCTGTATCAACGGTTGACATGGGGCTGCACTCCATTCTGAACTTGGCGCGGATTGTCCGCTCGTTGTTGCGCCTGAACGTCAGGCAGTATTCAAGCCGCCGCAAAACGTACCCTAGAACCATTTGGTTAGAGATTACAGGGCTTGGCATTCTCGCTCCATGATTGATAGTTGCGCCTCAAGTTCTGCGATGCGCGCGGCCTGAACTTTGCAGGGGCGGTCAACCATTTGCGCAGGCTTGGGGCTTATGCGATCAACGACCTTATCGACGTACTTAATGACTTCTTCAGGAACCTTTACGATCCTATCACGCGGGCGAACAGCATCCGCAAGCTTGGCTTGCAGGTCCCGAATGTCTCGCTTTAGCTGTTCTTCTCTATCGCTCATGTTCTCACCTGCATGGCGGAGATAAAAAGCGCGTCAATCTGCTCTGGTGTAAACCCGTTCCACCCGCCAAGCGATGCAATTAGCGCGTTGTTGCGCGTGATGACGGTGGCGTACTCCCAAACGATTGCCGCCTCTGGGTCGCCGTCTGCAATCGCCTGCACCTGATCCAGCAAGCCCGCCGCTAGAAGAGCCAGCCGCATTTGCGCGGGACTGCACTGCATGGCCGCGCGGGCATCGGCTAACGCATCTCGCGCAGACGGCGCCACGTATGCAGTCGCGGTTGGTGATAGATCGCCCCATAGATCATGCCCCGGCTCTACGATAACTCCAGACCCATCGTTGCGGGTTGCCAGGATCGCGTCTTGTTCGGCAGATATATACTCTACACTTCTAAACATCACCCGCCTCCATTTATGCGCAATGCGCTGGTGTAAACCTCTGCGTGCGCCGTTATTTCCGTCGTCCCCTGACCTCCCCCGCCTACTAGGTTAAGGTATATCACATCGCCGGTCAAAACAGTAATATCCATGAATGTTGTAGCAGACACGCTATTCAGGACTACAGGACTTCCGCCCACGCGCACCCTCACAAAAGATGCCCGCGCTGAACCTGACTGTGACGCCACAACCGCCCTAAACCGAACCCCCCCAGAGGCAACGGCCCTGTAATGTGATTGCGGGACGGTGACAGTTTCATCTTGAGTAATAGTGGCAGACACAGACGCCCAAAGCAAAACATTTCCAGCAACAGACCCCGAAAACGCCCCCACCTGAATAGGAGGCGCGCCTGCCGCGCCTTCTATAATACCAAGCACGTTTCCCGCATATGCCGCAGCCAGCGTAGCCGTAAATGGGCTATCTGCGTCCACTTCACTTGCGGCGATTGTTCTATAGGTTGCCATTTGTCCGCCTTAAAACATTATATAGGGGCCGCTTCCGTCGGAGAATACACCAGAACCCCCCACAAAGTAAGTGCCTTTAGCTTTCTGCGCCGCGCTGGATGCATCATAATTTGGGCGCGCGTCTTCAGCGATAAAGCCATATCGGCCCGAGAACTCAAAAGTGCGCGCGTTGATCCGCAGATTAGACCCCGAATTGACTTCATCAACCGCCGTGATTTGCATAACCGTGGGCAGGCTTGATCCGTCCTCCGATTGAAGCGCGCGGGTGTCGAGCCTAATAAGCGCCGCCAACTTCACTAAGTCGCGGTCCTTCACGTCTACATCAAACTGAATTTCCTTCGGAATGTCGCGGTATCTGTTTTGAAGACGTGATGCCACTGCGCCTGCCACACTGTCATCACCCGCGCCGAGCCACCGGCTGAACACCTCAAAGGCCGAAGCTTGGTTGTATTCGTTCGGCCCCTCGCTGCTCGCGTCCAGCGGGACAAAGACGCGGCGGAAGTTAGCGCCGCCGGTTGGCGACCCGGTGACGTCAATCTGGCCGTGCCAAAATAAAACGCGGCTAATACGAGCGTCAGTCAGATCCTTGCTGCCTAAGCTGCCCTCAATAATAGACGCGCGGTCCGTGATGTCGGGAATTGTTTCGTCAAAGTCAGCAGGGCGGTTTGCGCGCATACGGATAAGCTGTGCCACGTCATCCCACCAAAACACCACGCCAAACTCGCACAGCTCTGTGATGAGGCTCAAGACGCCCGTGGGCTTCGTGATTACCGCGTTCATGTCAAAACCAGCAAGCCATCGGCCTGCCTCAGTATCCCAGTTTGTCGTGTCCAGCCATGAAGGATCAATGTTTGCGTAATTCTCTAGCAAGTCCGCAACAACATCGGGGATCGTCTGGCCTTCCACAACATAACATTGCTGGAATAGATCATCCTCGGAATGACTGGCAGCGTCGGACCCGCTTAGCCCGCGCCCCGTAATCGTAACAACATCGCCCGCGCGCGTGAATGTGACCACCTCGCTGCCGATCGACGCCTTGCCGCTTGCCGCGTAATCATCGCCAACGGTAGGCGGGGTAAGCGTTACCGTGCCGAGATACGCATCAGTGATGTCAGCGCCTAGCTTGCCTTGGCTTGCAGCTGGTGCCAGCGCTTTTTTATTGTCCGCAAGGTCCAGCACGTCCTTTGCAATGATTGTGACGCGCCCGTTAATGTCCGGCCCGTCCCATTCATCTATGATATAGTTTCGCGTAACCATGCTGGCCAATGCCTGCCCAACATAGCCCTCCTTTACTCGCAGCGCCCTGCCCACATAGTACGGAAACCGCGACCGCAGGCGTCCAAAGAACGTACCGCGCCCGTATGGGTCATAACCTACGCCGCTGGCCAGTGCTGCGCCGCTCTGTCGTTGCGACTGGTACTTATCAAGCAGCAGGTCGCTTTCTAGGAAGTCCTGCAGGTTAATCGTGACCCGCGCCCGCTTGCCTAACGCGCCCGTCCGGCTGTCAGACCCGCCAAGATTGATTGTCGCAGGATTGGTAGTAACCGGCCCCGACATAGCGGGGTAAACCAGCACGCCGCCAGGTATGCCGCTTTGGTTCATTGCAAAGCGGATTGTCTTTGTCCCCTTGGCAAAATTCGGCTTGTCTTGGCACGTCTTGAACGTGTTAAAGCACTTCGCCGCGCCGTCCGTTCCGAGAACAGCGGTGCAAGCGCCTGTGCCATAGACCAGATCGCAATAGTCGATGTCGATCTCTACAATTTGCAGCGGCTCAAGACTAAGCGTCATCGTAAAACCTCATAGCCATATCAAACGCCATTCGCGCTTTGGGTCCGGTGTTGCTTGGGGCAATTACGCCGCCCGACCGCCAAGCGTAAAATATATCGCCGTATTTCGTTGGGCGCCATGCCCAGAAGAACCCGCCGCCGGTGTTGAAGTGACGCTGGAACGCCTTCCATGCATCTGCGCGAAGATAGCTATCCTCTACCAGCGTCAGGGACGCCGCCGCCGTCGATCCTTTGCGCACGACAGACGATCCAAGCAGGTTCCCGCCCTCAGACACCCGCGATTGCAGATCAACCACGTTGGCCGTAATTGGTGGTGCATAGCCCTGATATATTGTGCGAGGTAACGTGACGGGATTGCCCAGAAAGAACACGCCGATTTCAAGGTTGGCAGTAACGCTTGTGGCGTATATCCGCCAAAACCGTGCTGATACCGCAGCGAAGTAAAACGCAACGGCTTGATTGTCGGCTGGAACCGCTGGCCCAGATCCGCTATCACTCCATGCGTCGCCTGCCAAAACCTTGTACTGAATGCGAAACGCGCCCGCTACATCGCCCGCATTGTGCGCCGCGACCGAGGCAAAAGAGATGGATGTATTGCTGCCCAAGTCTATCTCTATGCTTGCCTGACTGGAGCCGTCTGGCGTTATAACCGCCCGATCATACGTTGTGCCTGTGACTGCAAACGCCCGCGACTGAACCACCGCGCCAATACCCGTTGGGGATGTACCAGACGCCAGATTATCCCACGCTATAACGGGGTTGTTTGACGTGCCTGCCGTGGATAGCGTCGATGCCAAGCCGGGGCTGATATAAATGCTCATGTCGCAAAACTCACTCTTAGGCCACGATCGCCAGCTTCGTCTTGCAGCTTGTTAAACAGGCTTGTGACCATGCTGCCGTTAAACAGGTCATTAGCCCCAAAGCCCGTTACCCGCGCTTCTAGCGGGGCTTGTGGTGGTGCTGTTGCTGCCGATGCGCCGCCTGCGCTACCGCCGCCGCCGCCGCCTCCAGACCCGCTTGGGGATTGGCTGGCAATGCTGGCAATCATCGCGCCCGTTTGCGCAAGTGATACCGCCGCAAGAGCCGCGCCAAGAACAGGCCCGCCCTTTGCGGCCCCGTATTTATAGCTTTCGACCGCCGCTTCATAGCCCGATATCGTAGCCCGTGCGATTGCCGCCGCCTGTCCGATCTTAAACAGCTTGGCATTGCTTGTCTGCATAAGGCCTGCCACCCGATCAAGCACGTTTTTTGTAACTTCCATTTCTTGGCCTTTGATCTTGCCAAGCTTTTCTTGATGCTCGGCCTCAAGGCGCAGCTTTTGCTCGTCATATTCCGCGCGCGTAATCAACTCCGCGTCAAGTGCCGCACGCAATGTTTCATCGCCCGCCTCATACCATTCCTGCACAGTCTCGGCTTCGGTCATCATGCCCTGCGTCAATGCGTCGAGGCGCGCCTGCATTTCGTCCGTGACAGCACCCGCGCTACCTACGCCAGCGGTTGGGCCGCCGCCACCACCGCCACCTGTGCCCGTGCCGGGTGCGGTTGGCGTAATGGGCACGCCCGGAATAATTGGAGTAACTACTAGCGGATCGCGCGACCCATCGTCGGGGCCGGGAGATTGGCCAGTATCAACGGACATTGCCGCACGCAGCGCTTCCATAGATGCCAAGGGAGCGCCTGACATATCGGTCAACTGCCCGGCTAGGCCTCTAAGCGCCTCGGCACTAGCGCCTGCCTCTGCTTTCATGCCAGAGATGCGCTCGCTTATTGCGTCAATGCCGCTTGTTGCGCCGGAAAAATCAACGCCGCCGCCAGCGGAAAACGGTGACAAAGCCTCGATGGCAATGCCCGGAATTTTATTTAGGCCCGCAACTAAAGAATTTACGCCCTGAACAGCTTTGTTAATAAGTGTTTCAAATCCTGAAATTGCCGCGTTAATCATTGCGGCAACGCCGCTTGTCACCGCCCCGACAGCACTTGCAACCGATTCTGCAATCGCGCCAACCATGCCAAAAAATGCGCTATTCACGTCCTGCACAGTAGCGGACAGGCCCGCGCTCCAAGCGCCTGCCTTCATTGACATGCGATCAAATACCTCAGCCACCACATCACCCACAAGTGATAGTGCCTCGCCAACGCTGCCAAACGTGTCCCGTATGCGCCCAACAAGAATCGAAATGCCAGCAACGGCAAGGGTTGCCGCAGCAACAGCCAGAGTGATTGGCCCGCCCATAAGCGCTAGAACGCCAGTCGCAACCACCGCTGCCGCTGTTACTATTTCAAGGTTTTGAGCAACAAAAACAAGCCCGCTTGCCGCTCCAGCAGTAAGACTTATCAGCCCTTCAAAAGCACCCAATGCAGTGCTCATAAAATCCTCTGAAAATATAACCTTGGCAAGCTGACCAAACGCCGAAACCAGTTTGTCTATTGCTTGAGTTGCTGCGTCTGATTTAGCAAACTCTGAAAACTTGCTTGCAATAAAATCAATCGTTGGTGCAAGTTCTGACGCCAGCTTTAATTGCAAAGATGTAAATGCGCTTCCAATTTGTGAAACCTTTAGGTTTACCCTAATTATTGCTTGAATCATGCTTTCCGAAAGAATATTGCCAGAAGCTTGTGCTGCGTCACCAAACTCAGTCATCGCCCTCCCCCCGTCTCGCAAAAGAGGAATTAGCATCGTGGCGTCACTCGCCATTGACTCCATATAGAAAGTCATCTCTTGCTGGTTGAGGCCTGCGCGCTCTAGGCTCGTGGCAAAAAGCTGCAACGCTTCTGGACCTGATAGCTTTTTGAACTGGTCTATTGTGACGCCAATTTTTGGCGCAATGTTTTCAAAAAAATCAGCCATTGGGCCAGCGCCAGTCGCAAGAAAGTCACCGATTCTATCATTTACGTCCTGAAGTATGTCAGACATTTTTCCAGTGTCTATTCCAACGGTGCGCGCTCCCGCTGCCATACGTTGGAATGCTTCAGGCGTTGCGTTTGATCGCTGTGCTAGTATGTTTATTTCAACACCGGCTTTGATGCCTGCGACAGTCATGGCGGCGAGACTGCCGACAACAGCGCCCGCAGCAACCCCCGCAGCAACGCCTAGCTTTTTAAGGCCAGCGCCCGCCCTGCCTAACGCTCTATCTAGCCCGCTAGAATCGCCGTTGATCTCAACTAGGAGTGGGGGCAGTGCCATGCTTTTTTGCTTCCATCTCGGCGCGTAGGGCTGCGCTGTCTGCCTTTATCGCGTCCAGTTCGTGTTCGCTCATTCCGCCCGCGTAGTCTGTTTTCTGGTGCGGTCGCTTCCACTCAAATTCGTGCAAGATCTCCGAAACGGTCATCCCCCATATATCACCCGGCGATATACCCCAGCCCCGGCAAACGCAGTAGAGCGTATTTATGTCGTGGTCTTCGGGTTCGCCTTGCGCTTCTTGTTCGAGGGCGGCGCCTTTTGGCCCTCTGGCTTTTTTCCAAAGTCCACCGATGGAAGAACTGAACAAATATAGGCCTGTTGGAAGCTGAAGATTTCGGCCTGATCGCCGCCGGTCAGAAAGCCGTAGCTTTCATCTTCTGTGCATTGCCCACCCGCCGCTCGGACCATTTCAAAGTGCACTGCGGCCAGATCCTCAAGATCAACGCCGCCGTTGATACACTTGTTTGCAAGCATAACATTGTTAATTCCGCGCACCTTGATGCGCTTTAGCAATGCCAGAGAGGGAATAAACGTAAGGCTTTCCCCCTCATAATCAAACGACTGTTCCCTAAAAATGCTCATTTACACGGGCGCCTTAGTAATGACGCCGACAGATTGCAGCGTGCCAGAGAATGTTGTCTCGCCGTTGTATGGCGCGCCGATTTGAAAGCCTGACTGGAATTGGAAGTCACCGTCCAGCGTGTACAGCCCGCCAATGGTGATTGTCATTGTTTCCTGCGTTCCTGTGAACGCCATGTCGGAAAGCGTGGTGGCCTTCAAAACGCCGTCGAGCGCAATCGTGACCATTTGGCTGTTGAAAGTGGCGTCCAGCGTGGTCATCCATCCGCTGTCACCAGCAGCCGTTACGTCTACCAATTCACCCGCGAAAGATACCGTTTTTGTGCGCAACTCGTCTGCAAGGCTTGTCGCCCCAATTGCAATGAGTACAGCGCGACCGTTTGAAGCTGGCATGGGTTAGATCCTTTTAGGGTTAATCTTTGCAAACTCATATCACGGTTTTGCAAAGTTGCAAAGTGCTATGCTACTTCGTCCAGTGTCACGCGGTATAGCGAAACAAAACGCCGCGTGTTTCCATCATCAGACCAGCCAAGTGACATAGTTTCAAACTCCGTGTCCACCCACGCGATGCCCGTTCCGGTCAGGCCGTACCACTCCAGCGCGTCCCGAACTTTCGATGATAGCGCCGCAATAGCCTGTTCGCTGGATTGGCCCGCTGTGGATCTCGCGTATCCGTCAATCTGCACCACGAATTGCGAACCGCGCGTGCCGGACGTGTTGAACGGCGATTCCGTAGCCTGCACAATCACGACATAAGGGAATGGCGTGTTGATTTCGCCCTCTGAATTTTGCGGTGCTTTTGGCGACCACACGTCAGCCGTTAGCTGCGCATTGAGCCGCGTGTATAGCGCTTGCCGCAGGTTGCCCCATGTTGGTGCTGTCATCTGAGCGATCCCCCTAATGCCCTTTCCAGTCTGGCAATATATTTTGGCGTGATTTTTTCAATCGCTGGAACCCATGCGGGACGAGGGTCAATACGCCCACTTCCAAACTCTAGCGCCGCCGCATAGACTACATCGCTGCTAACCGTTGCAGACATTGGACCGATCTTGTCGAACATAACGCTGCGTGCAAGCCGCCCTGTGTCGCTCGCGGGTGCCTCTTTCGCTTCGCCGCTGGACGCTTGGTGTGTTCTGCGCGGCTCATACTTTTCATATACAGTACCCGTTGCTGGCCCGTCCTGAATGCGCTTGATAATATCGCCGCGCAACTCCATAGCCGTACCAATCACCGCAACCCCGACCGCCTCTTGTGCATCTGCGCTGGCCCTGCGCAACGCCCTTTGCAGTTCGGCCATGCCTTCGATCTTTAGTTCTAGGCTCATACCGCCACCCCGGCTTCTGCGCTGATTTCAAGCCACTTATCGTCAAAATCCACGTTGTTGATGAACCGCACCTGATACGCCCGCCCGCGAATAACAGCCCTATCCACTTCGGTCAGGTCCGCGAAGTATCGCACCACAACCTTGTGCGTAGATGTTGCCTCTGTGCGCTGAGACTGGAAACGCTCCCCACCAGACATAGGTTTAACCATCGCCCGCGTAGGCGATCCAGTTATAGCGGCCCATGCCTCAGTGAAGCCGCCTGCGCCGTCTGTGGTGCGAGTCAGGCGTTGAAATGTGACAGGCTCCCGAAGCTGGCCCGCGCTGTATTTTGATCCGCAACACTTCGCCATCAAAACCGCGCCACTTTATACAGCGCCAAGATGCCCATGACCGCGCCAAGGGCATCGACCTCGCAGCAGTCATCGCCGCGATGCGTGTACAGGTACGCCGCCGCTTGCTTTACCGCCCGCTTTAGAGCCGCTGGAACATCGCCCGCATTGCCGTAGCCTGATACATAGATGATCTCAATGGCGTTGCTATTGCGCAACGCAACAGGCCACGTTGCGCCGTTCTTTAGCGTCAGGCGTCCGGGCTTGCGGTATGTGTCAACGTCAAACGTGCTTGCCACAGTCACCGCGCTGGCATTGCCAGCTTCGTCATAGACCGTCACGCTATCAATGGATTGCAGAGGATAGCGTGGCAGCTGCAATTCACGCCGCGGTCCCGTTAGATCGGCAATAGCGCCTTGGCGCATACCATCCCACCACGTTTCTTGCCCGCTTGGCCATCGGTCCAGCGCTAGAATCCACGTTTGTGTGATAAGGGCCAGCCCCGTAGCCTCCTCGATCATTTCGCGCGCCTGTGCGATTAGGTCGTTCGCCTCGGTGTCAGGTAGGCCCGCCACGCCCTCGACAAGCTGTGCGCGCAATTCATCAGCTGTGACAGGCTCGGTTGCTGGCCCCGTCTGGATAACGTGACCACGATCCTGATACAGACTGACTGTCGGGCGTAGGCTCATTTGCGTTTACCTCTGGTCTTAGTCTCGCTCGGCCCCGTCACCTTTGTTTCGGTGCGCGGGTCAAACATGCGCGCGGCTTTGTGATCTGCCAAGGCCCATTCAGCGACCTGGCCCGTGACCACCATGCCCGCCGGATAGGTCACAATCGTATGCCCGTCCGGTGCGCATTTGTAGCCTAGCGGGGCTGTGATTTTTGCTTGTGTCATAGTGTAACCCCTACTTGTGTCAGGCCGATTGCTGCCATTAAATGCTTTCCGGCTCAAACTCGTACCCGCGACCGCTTAGGATGCCATTGATCCACTCCAGCGTGGTTTCTTGGAGACCGCCGACCGAATAAACCGTGAATCCAGCCATAGCCGCCTGTGCATCGGCTGAACTGATTACGCCGTCCACGCCCCATGTCCCAGCAATTGCGGGCAGGTCACGGTCGGTTGACATAGCGCGCCATTCGGCTTCAAGCGCGGGGGTTCCGCTTCCATCATGCGCGAGTCGCGCCACAACGGGGCCTGTCGTGCCAGCGGCGACCAATGCGCGGCCAAACGTGTTAGTTCCACGGCCTTGCGCGTCGAATACGCGGTTCATGTCAGTCACGTTCGCAATTAGAACGATCATCGTGCAGGGGATATTTGTCATTATGTGTGCTCCAATTTGTTAAAATGTTACGCCAGACTTCAGCGCGTAGTAGGCTTCCATGGCGGCAATCTCGGGGGCGCTGGCTAGTTTACCAATGACTGTTCTGCCGTAGTTTCTGCCGTTGAAGAAAATGCTGGATGCGTTTCTGGCACCAGTAAATAGTGAATAGTTGCCAAAGTTCCCTGCGCCCTTTTCGCCAGTGCCGCTGGTTCCGGCAACGCCGTTTACCCGCATCGTTGATAGGTCGCCTGAAATATCATGGGTAACTGAAACCACATCGGTGCTAGGATTTGTCGCGCTGGAAAATCCTGCGGCACCAGAACCCCCAGGGTTGACTGAACCACGCGAAAGAGTAGAATAAGCTGTAAATCCAGCATCAGTCCCAGAAGCAAGATAGAAAGACCCTGCATTTGCGTTAATAGATGGGGACAGTTCCATAATTATCCTGCCCGTCGCATCAATCCTGCGCACCCCAGCAAACACGCTCATCTTATCGGTGCCGCTAAAGTCAATCCCAGCCGTGGCCGTACCATCGTCTATGCCATCGTAGGCCAGCCATGACAGCCCGCCGCCCTCGTTGTATGAAGGCCGCTTGGAAAATGACAGCTGCTCGTCGTTGATGCCGTTTACAGCCCCCGTGTGACGCGCAACAAAATCGCCTGTGGTTGTGACTGGTTCAAACAAGCCCCCGACCGTGCGCGTATAGCACCACTCGCGCTCAGGTCGCCACTCGTCACCTGCGATACCGGGGCCGAATAGGGACGCGGGGGAGAACCCGCCTGCAAGCAACCGACCGAACGGCGACCTGAATCCAGACAGGTTTGATCCTAAATTACGCATGGGAAACAAACACAACCGCGCCGTCAGGCAGGTCTGTCTTAGCCCACACGCGAACGGGCGATGTGACGCCGGGTGCAAGGTCAGTCAGCAGCACATTGCGCTCGCCGTATCCCTGCGCATACAAGATGCCGTCCGATACAGTTGGCGCAACCGTATCGGCTGTAACATAAATCTCGATATAGACGCCGCGATTATTCTGAAACGTGATGCTTGCAACGTTGCTGTCAGTCAGCAGCGCCCATGTTTTGCCAATTGCAATAGTTGTGTTTTGTGCCATGTGGGCCTCCTGAATTTAGTGACGGGGCGAACAATGACGCCCCGCTTCTAAACTCAGGTAGCTGCGACCGCAGTGCCTACATATGTGGTTGGTGCCTTGTCGGGTTTGCCAAGTCGGGCAACAGTGCGCACAACCGCGTTAGTGCCAGTTGTGCCGACATAATTGAACCGCAAATAGCGCTTGCTGCCATTGTATCCCAGAACACCAATCAGCAGATTGTCGCTGGCGTCCTCTGTAACGGTCAGAGAGTTCACGCCGTTGGTTGTCTCGATTGCAGGAACCGCAATAGCATCCGCGTCCGCCGTGGTGTCAGAGTGCTGCAACGTAGCGGTAAAGCCAGCCGATGTGCCAGCGTCGGTCACGGCCCCAGTAAAGAGCTCAATCGCCGCAGCGTTGAAGTCCCGAACGTCAACCCATGCCGAAGCATTGGGCGTAACGCCGGATAGTGTGTCGGTAGACAGATCAACTGTCACCATGTTTGCAATTAGATCACGCATTTGATTTACTCCTTTAGCGTGTGATGCTTGGCAGGATCACCAAGCGGGGAAGGCGAGGCCATTACAGCCCCGCCATTTGGTTATGCCTTGAAGTTAATGATCCGCAGCGCCTCACCGTTAATCATATCGCCGCCGGTGCGCTTGGTCGCGTAGAATTGCACCCGTGGCTTTGCGGTGTAGGGGTCGCGCAGCATACGGATGCCGATACGGTCCACAATCTGATACGCAGAACGCATGTCACCAACCGCGATGGACAGGGAACCCGTTGCGGGGTTTGGCATGTCCTCAAACGAAGCGACCGGATAGCCCAGCAGCGTTGCAGGCTGGCCAGCGGCAATGCCCGGCGACCAGACATATGAGCCGTCACTGTCCTTGAGCTTGCGCGTAAGGGCAGCAGTCGTGCGGTTCATAAACCACGTCGCGTTGGCCTTGTATTGCGCCTTCAAGCCATAAAGCGCAGTAATCAGCGCATCGCCGCCGTTTGGTGCCGCAGCAAATGCACCGTTCACGCCTGTATCAACCTGCGCAATAGAGTTCGTCAGGTCAGTGCCGTTTGGATAAGCCAAAAAGCCCTTCGGCTTGCCCACGCCGTTGCCGGATACAAACGAGGCGTTTTCCGCGCGGGCGAAACGGTCAGCAATCTTGCCATTGAGCCAGCTTTCCAGATCAACCAGCGCATCGTCCAGAACGGTTTGCGAAGCGTCGGGCATTGCATACATCTCATGCACGGGGATCGACCATTTGCCGCTTGCAGGCGTGCCTGTAGCGGGGCGGGCTTCCATCTCGGATACCCAGCCGAATCCCACTTCTTCGTTGTCATAATAGCCGCACAACTCATTAGTACCGATTGACTGAGCAGACGCATATGCACGCATGGCGGACGTTTCAAACACCTTGGCAACAACGCGGCCAGACATATCGGGGTAGACGTAGTATCCGCCCGCGCTATCTTGACCGGAAGAAAGCGTTTTGCGCTCAACATCAGACAACATATCTTTGTCGAAGTTAGCGCGCAGCAGCGACTTCATTGCCATCTCATAGGCGGTGACGTCATCGGCCTTCATGCCCTCAGGCTTGCGGCCTGTTGCGGCTTCAAGCTCGGCGCCAAACCGCGCGGCCTTGGCTTCAAGATCAACTTCATTGCCAGCGGCGTCAGTCACAAAGCGGTCGCGGCGCTTGGATTGCAGGACAGCGGCGTCAGCAGCGTCTTGCGCTTTGCCCAGATCCAGTTCGATCTTTGCCAGCTTTTCGTCCAGCAGTGGGTCGGCGTGGCCCTTGGCTTCGATTTCTTTCAAGCGCAGGTCATTGGCTTCCTTGAATGCCTCAAAGGATTTGCCAACAACTTTGATCGCGTCGATAGCGGTTTGATTATCGTCAGACATTGAATGTCTCCTGTAAAAGTTTGATTGCGTCCGCCAGCGCCTGTGCGCCTTTGGTGTCAACCTCGACCTCTACATCGTCCCGATGATCGGCTAGGCCCGAGAACCCATCGGCTGCGATAGCCTTGGATTCCGTCTTGGAAAACCCTGCGTCCCGCAAGGCTTTTTCAAATTCTCTAATTGTCCGAATGCTCTTGACTGACGCAATGGCCTCGTCAAGCATGGGGATCGTAACCGCGCTGATTTCGTACAAGTCCACTTCCATCAGACGGCGAACACTGCCCCCGCCCTCCTGTGTGGCGTTCCTCACAACATAGCCGATAGACAGGCTATCCATCGCCCCCGCCTTGTACAGCGCCATTGCCTCGCGGCCCTGTTGCACGTCCTTGATGATGCGGCCTTTGACGTATAGACCCCGCTCGTTTTCCTCAATCACATCCCAAACGCCGATTGGCTTTGCCATATCGTGCTGCCACAGCATTTTAACCTTGCGCTGCCCCAGTGTTTTGGCGAATGCACCGCGCTCGATAACGTCCATGCCGTTATCCACAACGTCAAAAACAGACGCATAGCCCTCAATCGTGCCATCCTCGTCCGGCTCTTTCTTGAGTTCCAGCGGGAATGCGTGGTGCTTCATGTCCATGAACGGGGCTTTCAGTTTGCAAACTTTGCAAAGCTATAGCATGTTTTTGCAAAGTTGCAAAGTGTTGTTGTTATGTCTAATCATCCAGCCCGATAACTTGGTGCCCGATAGCACATCGGCAGTTTATGGATGCCCCCGGCGGTAAATCAGGATCGCCGGGAAACATCGCAGGAATAGTACCCCCGCCCGCGTCCGGCATTTGAAACGCCTGATCCATTTCCACAATATCGCCGTTCATAGAGTCATGGCCAAAGCTATCTTCCGGCACGCGGCGGGTCCGATCATCGGAAACGCTTATCCACTCCTTGCGCAGCTTTAAGCCAGTCGATCTTGCCGCCTGATCTGCACCAAAGTTAGCCGCGCCGTGGGTTTCGGTCCTCGCAATGAGCGCGCCCCGCCTACGCGATATTGACGGGATGTACTTATTTATACTTCGCGCAATATCGGCGGTGCCTAGACCTTCGCTCTGCCCGGCGCTGACCTGCCTGACAATCTGCGCCCGTGTGGTTTCCGTGATTGACGTGATGCGCCTGCGGATGGCCTCGCCCGCGATGTACTCTTGCGCGATGCGGCGAAAGAAGTCAGCGAAGGATTTAACCTCGAGCACAAGCCCCATTGCCTTGCCCCGATCAACAATGCGCCCACCGAACGCCTCGACCGACGCAGTGGCCATGTCCAGATACAACGCCTCGATCGTGCGCGCGTGGTCATAGTCCACATTTGGCGCGCCGCCTGTGCGCTCAAACTGTTTGACCATATCCCTAGACGCGCGCTCTATTTCGCGCCGCAGTGACGGTGCAAACTTGCGCTCAATGGCCATCAAGAGCCGCTCCTGTCGCACGCGCTCCCGCGCGGGGTTGTCTACCAAGTATCTCACTTGATTGCCACAACCTTGCCCGTCTCATAGCCTGCAATCATGTTGAGCGCCTTTTGGTCAACAGCGTCAATCGGGCCAGCTGCGTCGAACTCCATGCCAAGTGGAACTTCACCCATGCCAATATAGACCACATCGCCGCCCTCAACCGTATCGTAGCCCATTGCCTCCCGCTTTTCGTTGATCGTCAGAACCTTGCTGTCCTGCAAGCTCTTCCACTTCACAGCGCGCTTATCCGCGATGGCGGGGATCTCGTCTAGGTCCGCCTTGATCGTCACGCCCTGAGCATCAGCGAGCCACCGCTGCCAGTCTCCCACGCAACGCAACAGCAGCGGAATAACCGTATCCTCCCAAAACGCTAGCCGCGCTTCGGAGTAGTTCGCATAGGTGTTATCGCCCGGAATGCCGATCAACATCGGCGGCACCCCGAACGCCAAGCAAATATCACGCGCCGAGCTGTTCTTTGTTTCGATCATTTCAAGGTCAGCTGGCGACATACCCATGGGCTTCCAGTCCAGACCACCTTCGAGCAACATCGGACGGCCTGCGTTTTTCGCGCCTTGATGGTTGTCTTGCAATTCGTTTTTCAGCCGATTAAACGCATCATCCCCGAGTGTTTGCCCGTCCTTTACCACCAGCGCACCAGATGGCCGCGCGCTGTTCTGCAATAGCGCCTGCAGGTAGCCCATGGATGCATTATGCACGTCGATTGCATATGCGCCCGCCTCGATTGGCGCCTGCCCGTACCAGTCACTTAGCGGGTTGAACAGCCGCGTATGCCAGACCGGCACGATGCCAGCCGACATATCAACGTCCCACTTGGTTTTGCGCCCGCCTACGCTGTATTCAAACGCCTGCACCTCGCCATCCGCGCCGGGGATAACCTTCATGCGGTCAGGTCGTAGGGCGTATAGCTCGCGCACATCGCGGCCCGAAGCCGTGACGCCCTCCTCATAGCTGTTGCCGCTGATAAGCAGATAACCGATTTTGCTTTCTACGTATTCCGCATAGTTCTGTGACGGGTTGGGGTTTGCCAGTAATTTGCGCAACGGGGTTTCGGTCAGTTCGGTTTCGCCCTTGAAAAACGTAAGCGGCACCGATGCCACGGCTTCCGAGATTGAGGATATGCACCGATTGGCCACTACGTTTTTCTGATACCCCTCCTCTGCAAACTTTGCATAGTCGCGGGTTGTCCAGACGGGTTGGCCCGGAGACATAACAACAGACCCGCCGACCACGCTTTCCTTAACCTCTGTCGGGACCTGCCCGCGCGTGATGTCGTAACCGAATAACCGCATTTATAGCGTCCTTATGCTTGGGCCTGATTTTGCTTGCATCATAGGCGCAAGCGCGTATCGTATCTCGTCAATATAGTGGTTGTTTGCGTCCATAATCACGGGCATAATATCGCCTGAGTTTCGATCAATTTTATAACTGTATAGCCTAAATTCTCTCGCCGTGCTAGTGCATCGCGGATGGATGATAATTTGCTCATATGATTTCATGTGCGCGATGCCGTCTGCCACCGATCCCGGCCATTTTTTAACGCCCACCATTTTGGGCAATCCGTGGCGCTTCAGGTAGCTAATGCTTTCAGGTCGCGCGCTATCGGCCCGTGATGTGTAGCTTGCAAAGTCCGGTATGCGGTCGCAGATGAAGTCGCTGGTATCGTCCAGCTCTAGGCCCACCTTGCCCGCCTCATACTCAACCCATAGCCGCTTGTCATAAACCCAAACGCGGCTTGCGGCTGTCGGGTCTTGCGCAAACCCAAAGTCCACGCCCTGATACGGTCCATCCCAGTTATGGCCGGGTGTGAAGTCCTCAACCTTGTATTTCCCCTTGAACACCTGCGCTTCGGTAATGGTCAGGAACGCGCCCTCCCATACATGGTCATAGGTGTCAGAGCGCAATCGTTGATCCTCTAGGCGCTGTTTGTTGAGGATGTCAGGGAACCACGGGTTATCTCGCCAGCTTAGGTCAGTGACAATGCAACTTTCGCCCCCGCCGTCCACAAACCGCCTGTGTGTTGCGCTCTCCGCGCTTTCGGGATTGTAGCTTATCCAGTTCTCTGCGGTCCAGCCCTCGCCTTCCTGCCTGATAGTTGGGATCAGCTTGCGCCACGCAACATCAGACACGCTTTCTGCTTCGTCCGTCCAGTTGCCAATAATGCGCGCCTTGGATTTAATGCTGTCCAGATTGTGACGCAGACCAGCGAACGCATAGCTTATCCGGCGGTTTTTGGTGCGGATATACTTTTCGCCAACGTCGAAATAATCAGCGAGCCAATCATGTGACCGGATTGCCGCTTTGATTTCCTCCATGCTGGATTCATCTAGGCTGTTGAGGTGCTCGCGGGACGCAAGAAAAACTCCCTCAACGCCTTGTTCTGCAAGCTGGTAAATCCGAAGAGCTGAACGCAATGCTAGGCCAGTTGTTCGGCCTCCACCACGTCCGCCCTTGAATACCCGCGTTCGTGCTGGCCTTGCAAAGTTAGCGGTGATCTTGGGGATTTCCTCAATCGTCGCTTTCATCTGTGACCTGCGGCGATACGAACTCAATCTTTGTGGGCTTTGGCGTCATGCTGCCGTCCTCGCTGACATGGTTGATGTCTGACTTCTCACGCCATCCAGCCTGCGTTTTCATCCAGAAAATCATGGCGGTCGTGTCGCCGCCCTTGGCTTTGTTGAACAACGCCCCGCCGATTGTGGCGTTTGCCTTGGCTTTGGATACGTCCAGCTCCTCGCGGTAATACTTGCGCAGGGTCTTTAGATCAATGCCCAATATCTGCGAAATGACGGCCTGCGTGGTTCCTACCGTAGTGTGAAGCTGCACCGTTTGGCGTTGCGCGTCCGTGGGCGAATGTGGGGGCTTAGTGCGTTTGGTCATGCGCTCAACCTAGCACGCCGTTTTGGTGCTGGCAATATATCGCAAATTAGGTGTTGACGTGTATCGCAAAATTGCGCTATAGATAGTGCAACGAAACACCGGCAAGGAGCCACACCATGCAAGACCAATACACTGCCCTGAACAACATGATCTTTAACTTCCAGAAAGAAGTCATGCGCCTTGACGTTGCCAAGATGGACCCCGAGGTGCGCGCCGCCATGGAAGCGGTCGAGGCTCAGCTTGACGCCCTGCGCACGGGGGAACTTTATGACCTCCGCTGATTTCGTCGCCCTGCAACAGCGCCTTGGCATCAGCCGGGGCGAACTCTGCCGCCGGATCGGGATTGCCCCGAACAGCGGCACCGCATACGCCTTGGGCCGCAAGCCCGTTCCCCTCACCGTCGCGCTTGCCTGCGCGCAGATTGAAAGCGAAACCAAATGACCAACCCACACGAAACCTTCTGCCTCAATACCGCCACGCATTTTGTAGCGGTTCGCGGCAGAACCCCCACAACCCGCACCCGCAAGGATTGCGCGACGATGGACGAGGCCAAGGCATATGGGGCGACCTATGGCGACAAGCGCACTATGGTCTATGCGGTCAATTCCCATGGCAACAGCGCCCATATTTGTAACGCTTAGGCAATAGCTGGCCCCGTCACATTCCAGAATAGCACAATCCCGGCACCGTGTCGGGCTTTGCATATTTTCCAAGCCTTCGCGTCATAGTGCGGATCGCTTGGGAATGGCGGTGGGTCTTTCAGCGCCTTAGAAAAAGGCATCCCTGCCTTGTGGATCGTCGCCCCTAGGACATCTGCCAATGACAGCGTGCGCCCGACCTCCACAACGTGCCGCCGGGCATCGGGCCAAGCCTTTGCCAAGGCCCGCGCTAGGACGCCCGATCCGCTTGCGCACCAAACCTCGTCCGGTTGCAGGCCCGTTGATCGAGCGGCCTCCGCGATCTTTTCAATTGCCTCGGGCATGTTAACTCCGAACGGTGCCAGCCTTGCGCCGGTCCGGCTGCAGTATTCCCGCGCGCGGGCCTGCACCACTGTCAGATAGCCCGGTGATACCTGCATCACCTTCGCGCCGACCCGCTTCGCCTCTAGTGCCCTTGCGTGTGGCTTGGCCCTCTTTGCCACGAAGATCGTCGCCCGCTTGCCTAGCGCCGCCGCTGTGTGCGCCAGTGCCGTCTGCGCGCCACCCTCGCATGGCGAGGCGTAAACAACCTCGTCCGCATTCTCGAACAACGCAGGCAAAAAGCGGGCCTTGGTGCCGCCGGGGAATAGATCGTCCCTAACAACGTGAATTCCGCTGTGGACCGTGACGACAGGCGGTGTCACAATTCTTCACCCAGATCGCTGTTTTCTGTTTCAGGCTCAGGTATGTGAACCTCGACCGCGCCGCAAGCCTGCGTTGCTTTTTTTCCGTTACCCTTGACAAACACCAGCACGTTCTGGTGCGTCTTGCCCAGCTTGCGGCCTGAGGCGAATTGACGACCGACCCTGATCGGCAGCGAACCGACTGACGTGACAAGAATTGCCTCGTTGTAATAGTGCAACCCGGCGGCGCGAAATGCCTCGACGGTATCCCCGACGAAGTTGTAATAGTTGCCTTTCTTGTCGCGCACATCGCCCACCACGAAGCAGGCAAAACGGTCTTGCTTTAACCGGCTGCAAGCCTTGGCTATGATCTCGAAATAGGCCGGACGAAATTCCTCGTATTTCAGCGTGGACAGGTCTTTAGGATCATCGCTGTAAACCTCAAGGTCGGCGTAGGGCGGGCAACTGAAAACAAAGTCCGCCTCCACGTCCGCGCATAGCCGGTCAATACTGCGGCTGTCGCCCGTGATCCAAACCGGCGGCAGATCATGGCATAGGTCGTCGCCCTGCGCCCGGTTAGCCTGCACCTGTTCCTCGCGCAACTCCACGCCGATGTATTGCCGCCCAAGACGTGATGCCACAATGCCTCGCACCGAGCCGCCCGCGAACGGATCAAGGACCGTGCCGCCGGGTGGGCTGAACCAACTGTAGGCAAGTTCGCATAGAACAGGGTCGAAGATCGACCCACCCTCGTTGTTGCCGCGCCCTGCAAGGTAATGGCCTTCCGGTAAATCTTTAGGAACGCTTGTCGGCGCAAGCCCTTCGCGACCTATTTCTGACTTAATCCCCAGAGCCAGCCAAGCCCGCTTTCGGTTCTGCCACCAGCCCTCGCGTGCGTTCAGGACGCTAAACGGCGCAATGCCGAACTTATCCGAAAGGCTGGCCGTGCTGCCCTCGTTATCGCCTTCCCCCGGTAATTCTTCGCCCATCATTTCAAGCGCCGCAATCTCGTCAGTATCAAAACCCGTTAGCGACAGGTCAAACCCGTCAGCCTCCAAGTCCTGCAGCTCAATCCGCAGCAGGTCATTATCCCAGCCCGCGTCAAGTGCCAGCCTGTTGTCCGCCAGCACATACGCCTTGCGTTGCGCCTCGCTCAGGTGGCTTGCCTCGATCACGGGTAGCGTTTCAAGCCCTAGCTTCTGCGCCGCCATGACGCGGCCGTGGCCCGCGACAATACCGTTCTGCCCGTCCGTGATGATCGGATTTAGAAACCCAAATTCACGGATGCTGGCGGCGATCTTGTCCACCTGTGCGGGGCTGTGCGTCCGCGCATTACGGGCATACGGCACAAGGCTTGCGGTCGAAACTGTTTTATATGAGGGAAATTCTGTCACCGAAACATCCCGCCCAGCGCGCGCGCGGTGAAGTATCCAGCGATGCGGCGCATGATGCGGCGCGAGATAGACCCCTTGCGCTTTGACGTTACGGCTTGCAAGTCTCCGCTGTATTTTGCGGTTGCGTAGAGGATGCTGCGGAATTTGTTAATCGTCATTTTGTTCTCCTGTGTCCGCCCTAAGAGTACCACCCTGCGCTGATGTTAGCAACGCAAACAAAAAAGCCCCGCGCTTTTTACGGCGCGGGGCTAAGTTGGGAGACAACATGGAAAGAACCACCAACAAAGAGGAACAAGATTATCTTGTCACGGGTTTGGCTGTGGTGTCAATGCCCTTCACGGGGTTTCTGGTGCCTGACGTGTTGCGGGCGCAAATCAAAGCCCACTCTGTGCAGCTGTAGATAACGGACAGGTTGACCATCTAGCCCCAGCACCTCGGTCAGCCTGCCCTCTTCGACAAACACTGTGTCCGCATAGATAAAGCCGCTTCCATCAAAGGGGTCATATATTTCGCGGCTCATTTCAGCGCCTCGCCCTCAATACTTGCCTTTACCGTCCGAAACGCCTCCATCTTTGCGGCCTCTGGCTTGTATCCCGCGTTTAAAAGCCGCTTGGTGTGATGGCTTAACTGCGCTTTCAGGCTTGCCTCTGCCTGACGAAGCTCTGCCTTGGTGGGTGTCGTTGCTGCCTTGGCGGGGGTCGTTGCTGGCTTGGCCTGTGACTTGCGCCTCTGTCGGATCTTTTTGGGAGGTCGGGAAAAAATCAAGCCGTGTTGGTTGGCTAGGCGGGCCATCGTGCTTTTATCAATACCAGTGCGGCGGGCGGCTTCGCTCAACCAAACGCCTTCATCCGCGTATTGCTTCAGCCAATCACGGCACACATCAAATTGAGCTGCTCGCATTTCCGCATATGTCATTGCGTTTTCCTACGCTTGCCTATGCACGGCCCACACTGGCACTGGGTGTAATGGCGGTGGTTGTTGCATACGCCCATTTTGTTATTGAGGCTTAGGTGCGCTGCGCATCCGGCAACGGCGCAGATCGTGCCCGTTATGCGCGGCTTGGGGGCGGGCTTGCGAGGGGGCTTGGCCTTCAACTTCAGCTTTATGGCCATCCCATTGTATGTACCGTTGTCGCGCGGAACATTGGCAATAATGCGTTCCCCTCGCCAGTCCTCGCAGGGCTCCGGCTCGGCCTGTGGCTGCATAGGGCGCATGATCGGCGCGCGGCCTAGCGTGTCTGTGTGGTGTGTCATTGTGCGTAGTCCTTTGCTGCCTTGAGCACTTCGCTCGCCCTGTAAAACCCGTTGCGCAGAAATGCGTCACCGGCCTCGTCCATTTCGCGCAGGATGTCTTGGGCGTCTTTGGCGCTGGTGTTGGTGATCTGCGCCACCTCGTACACCGTCAGCGCGCTGGCTTGGCGTAGAAGGCTGGCTATCCGGTCGCGGGGTGTGAGGGTCATGTCAGCTTCCCCATGCGGATCGTGTCGCAATCGGGATCTCCATTGATGGTGTCGAAGGTAATGCGGTGGGTGTCGCCTGCGCGCAGTGGGTTGCGATCGGCATCAAAAACGCCATCGGGGTAGGTCTTTGAGATATACATGCGGCCATTCAGCGTCACCGCCCCGCGCTTTGGTTCTGGCTTGACGCGGTAGGCAAGGCCGTCGGACCACGATGGTATAACTGTGTTCCATTTACCAAAATCTAGCACTTGGATACCCTTCCCATTATGCCTCGCCAGCAACAGCGCGCCCTTTTCCTCCGGCGTCATGTCTGCCCATGTTGTAGGTTTTTCTTGATTTGTCATTTGTTCCGTCTCCTGGAATTTAATATCAGACTCAACCGCGTAAATCAGATCGTCACAAAGTCCGCACAACTCGTTGAGGTCGTCCAACACGTCCTGAAGCGTTCCCATGCTGTCTTTGTGCACACGGCGAATGGCGGCGAATGCTAGGTCTTTGCTGGTCATTTGTTTTGTCTCCTGTCCCTTTGTTGAAGTTGCGCGGCGGGTGCAGTGGGAGAAGCTGCATGTTCGGGGATCAACCTAGCCGCGCATCTGGATGATGGCATTTGTTTTTCGATGGTGCAAGCGTCATCACGGCCTAAACGCTAAATAGAAAGTTAGACAAAGCTAGAATCAAATTCTAACTTTAAAGCACTGAAATCATTCAATAATACACTATAGATAGAACTTAGAGCCTTCTCTATACTGTTTTTCAAGAGGTTCAGGGAGGCTCAGGGGGTCCCTAGGGGGTCTTTTTAAATGTGTCTAAGGGGTTCTAACTAAATTTATGCTACTAATCCCATTTACCCTTTAACTTCATAGGCTTAAAAGTAGAATTTCCTTCTAGCTAAGGCTCTACTTTAGGGAGTTTGGCACAAAAAACAAAAAACCCGCCATTTCGGGCGGGCCTTTTTTCTTCGTCTATGTCCGGAACCACTGAACCACAAGCTCCCCCTTTCGCCGTCGCTTTCCTGTCCGCGCCACCACTTCACCGAGCGCCTCAAGGTGCCTCATCGTGGCTTCAATCGTCAGCTTATCAATTTTTGACCGGCCTGCCAGCACCGTCGTTGACGCCCCGTTTTCCGTGTCGATGTAGTTCATCAGCCTAGCAGCCAGTGCGTCCTCGGGGCGCGCCTTTTTGTTGTCGTTGGCAAAGACAAGCTGCACCTTGAAATCGATCTCGTCCTTGATAAATGCGAACGCCCAACGCACATGCTCCATTGTGCGGATGCCATCCGGAATCGCTAGAATGAAACTGACCTTCGCGATTAACTCATACGCCCGCCGGATCATCGCTACGCTGGCCTCGCCAGTCTTTTCATCCATGTGTCCCGCATAGTCTATCAGCCACTCAATTATGGCGTCTAGCGCCTCTGCCGCCTCTGGGGTGGTGGTCACGTCCCTGCGCGGCCCTATATGCTCCACACGGCCCGCTTCGTTGCCGTAGATCACGCCGAGCTTGCCGCCCATCATTATAGGCATTTCGATCTTCTTGAACCCCTTGCGGGGGCGCGGGTTTATGTCTCGCTCCGCTACAATAATAGCGCGCCCTACAAACCCCTGCGTCGCGGTCTCACCATCCATCACGCCTTCAAACGTGCTTGGCGTGGTAAACCCTATGATTGACAAGAATGGCCGCTCCAGCCCGTTATCTACCATTCCCAGCATCCGGGCCGCATATTCTTCCCGCTCTACGTCACCGCTGTCTTGGGCCTTGGATAGCTGGCCGAAATACGCCTTGCGCAGATCCCGCTTGATATCGCCACCAAGCAAAAAGCGGCTGTTTGCTTTTGAATAGGCGTTCATAATCGTGCCGAACACGCCCTCAAGGTAGGACGCGCCGCCGCGCTGTTGAGCGTTGCGCACCTTGCTCAGAAAAATACCGATCTCGTCAATGTTGTAGAATGACGCTTGGTTCTCAATCAGGTTCCGCACGATCTCTTGTTCGCTTTTGATCCCGCCCTGTATCGCGCCCTGCATGCCCGCCGCTATATGAAGGTCCGTAAACGCCTGCATAACGGCTTCTTTGCCCGTGCTGGATGCCGCTACGCAAAAAGACAGCATGTTCGCCGTCACGCCGTCGTGCGTGTCATAGTGTGACATTCCGCCGATGTTGCCTATGGCCGTGATTGCGCTGGCAACCGCAAGCCTGCGTCGAGGATATCGGCACTGCCCGTCAATCCAATCCGCTACCCTGCCCACGAACCCTGGCGGGCGGGTGAGGTCTACGCCCGTCACGTCGATCGGCAGGGCAAAGCCGTCATCTTCTAAATGCTCCGGCTCAGGCGCAAACTGCTTTGGAAAAAACTCCTCGTTGAAATCTGAAAAGTCTTCGTCTTTTAGTGATGCAACAGCAGACACGCGGGCCTGGGCAATATCGTCTTGCGTTTCGTCGTAGCTTTTGCCCGTGGCATAGTCTGCGAGATTGAATGTTTTAGCGCTCATTTTCTGCCCACCTTAAAAATTTGGTTCTGTCGTCGGGGGCCATGCGCCTAAATGCGGCAGCGGCAAGGCGCTTCGTTTGCTTGTGTGCCACGATGCTGTTTTCCAAGGCGTCGAGCGATGCCACGGCATAGGCTTCTAATTCATGCGGGGCAGCGCACGAAGCCCAGAACAAAGCATCCTGCCGGACCTTCTCGGGAAACAACGGCACGTCAGGCACGCCTGCGCTGTGCTGCTCCAGAAACGCCGATACCGTGCCAATGCACAACTCCGCGTCATGGCGGTATATGTCGCATAGGCCGTAGTAGGTCTGTTGGGCGATGTCAGTCATGGCGCGGGGCCGGGGCCAGATAATCTGACAGCGCCTGCATGGTGGCATAACGCGGGCTTGTTTGCTTGCCGTCGCGAATGTCTGCAATGGTCTGCGCAGAAAGCCCTGTGGCGTCTGATACCTTTGAAAGCACCCTATCTTGTAGCATGGTTTTTATATTGTCTAAATCTAGCATAT